AATACGTCAATCTCATTATATGGATATCGTTGAAGATTATTTTGAACGCCATAATATTGCTTTTGAAAAAGAAAAACGTTTTGATGATTGTCGCAATGTTCGTGTTCTCCCCTTTGATTATTATATTCCAGATAAGAATCTATGTATTGAAGTTGATGGTGAATTCCATTACCCTCATGCTACTTATAAGCAAAATGATTAGACTCTTCGAGGTGCATCCAAATAGGAAGCGGTACATGAGAGAGATTTAATTAAAACAGCTTATTGTGAACAACACGGAATTGATTTGCTAAGACTTCCATATTTTGAAGAAAAGAATTTCGAGAAAATTCTTGACGATAAATTCAATGTCAACACCGAGATAAACGAAGAGATTACGCAAGGCTCATCGTCATTGTAACGCATAGGAGATGAACAAATATAATTCTCCCACGAGTGTCCAGCACAATAGTATATAGGGCTATTCGCAGCAATGCGCCTAACGTTAAACGAGGGTGAAAATATATGCTGAACTTCACAGGAAACTGTGAGAATCGTTGGATAAAAAGCCAGCGAGATAACAAAGTTGATGTGATGAGTACCGTTTGCTTTCTAAAGATGTTATTGATTTGATTTTAAAAAAATTCCTGAATATTGTGCGCCATCCAGGTTATCTGGATAAGCCACAGTATAAACACCTTGCAGAGCGAAATAAAGAATTCTATTTGAGTTCAGCATGGTTCCAGAATCACTGGAGCTATGAAAAATGTAAGGACTATTTTGTTAATATGATTGATTCTCAGAGAAAATATTATTGCGTCTCATTCCCCTATCAGACATCTATTATGAGCGGATTACTGCTTAAAGAAGCTGTCGAAGACGAAATGAGTGAATCGAGTTTTTCAGATTTAACTTTTGCTATGGAAAATGAGTGCAGGTGGCTTGGAGCTACTGAAGGTGGACTATTTCAATTTGATGACATCAATAAAACTCGTGTCATTGAAAAAGCATTCTACGCACCAAATATTGTGCTATCCCCTACTGCGACTGACGTTCCAAAAAAGAAAAACGGAGAGATTCGCATTTTGACTGCCGATATTGCACTGATGAGTTCCAAGAAAAACGATAATGACGCAACTAGTATCTTTTTGAACTGCATGGTGCCGAACAAGTCAGGGCGCTATACAAGTAATTTTGTTTACTCAGAAAACGTCGAAGGTATGATTACTCAAGACCAAGCTTTGAAGTTGCGTCGTTATTTTGATTATTTCGACTGCGACTACCTTGGCATCGATGCTCGCTCTATGGGCATTCCCTTAATTGATTTGCTCATGAAAGATATATACGACCCCGAAACCGGTGAAACCTATCCTGCTATTAGCTGTTGTAACAATCCCGACGTAGCAGATCGTTGTTCTGATAAAAATGCTAAGAAGGTTATTTGGGCCATTATGGGCAGCTCACAGTTTAACAGTGACGTGGCCATCGGGCTCCGTAGCGGTTTCCAGCAGGGACGTATTCACCTGCTTCAGAGCGAGTATAGTTGCGAAGATCAACTACGAAAACTCTATAAGGGATATGACAGAATGTCTCCCAGCGAACGAGCCGCGCTACAGATGCCGTATATCAATACAGGCTTGGCCGTAAACGAACTCGTTAATCTGGGGTATGAAACAATAAACAACGCAATTAAGGTCAAGGAGAAATCCGGGTGTCGTAAAGACCGCTACTCTTCCCTGTCTTATAACTACTATATCGCTCAACAAGTCGAACGTAGTATGGAAAAGAAAAACAGGAAACCCACTTTTCTCACGTTTGACTTTAGAGCACCGATATTAAGGAAGGGAGGTCTGTAATGGCTGAAGATAAAATGCAGAAAAAGGTCCGTGTGACAAATGCAAAGGACGGCAAGAGTTCTTATATTACATATCAGGACCTTCTTACCGGTGTTTATGCTAATTTATCCAAGATTGGTATTCGTAACCTTGAATCAACATCAGAAACAAATCCGACATATACCAAATACACTAAGGATCAGCTCGTTACATATCTTGGCAATCCCGCCAGCTATGAAAAGCAGCTTCGAAAGATGAGCAAGTACCTGTTCAATATTTCGAATTACTACCGCCGACTGATTCAATATTTTGCAAATATGCCCACGTTTTCTTATACTATTTCTCCTTATGGGCTTGATCGTTCTAAGACGGTTAATGCGAACAAGCTCAAGAAAGCGTATTATTCTAGTGTTGCCGCAGTCGAACTTATGAATTTGCCACACGAAGCAACGAAAATGTTTACCATCGCATTCCGTGATGATGTTTATTATGGATATGAGTGGGAAACAAACGACAGTGTGGCTTTTCAAAATCTTGATGCAGATTATTGTAAAATCAGTAGTATTGAAGATGGCGTATATAATTTCGCGTTCGATTTCTCATACTTCGATTCAAATCAAGATAAATTGCCAAACTACCCACCTGAGTTCCAAACCATGTATGACACATATAAGACAAATACTCAGTTGTACAAGTGGCAAGAGCTCGATAGTACAAAGTCTATTTGTATCAAGGTAAATGAGCACGATTATATTCCGATTCCCCCGTTTGTGAGTCTGTTTAGTGCTTTGGCAGATATTGAAGATTATCGCGCAATCAGTAAAAATGCAAGTGAGACTAACAACTACAAGGCTCTCGCTATGGAAATTCCGCTTGGCGACAAGGGCGAGTTTCTTATTGATTACAACGACGCTAAAGAGTTCTACGACATGATGACGAATGTGTTACCGCCTAATATTGGTGCAATCTTGACGCCTATGAAACTTACCGATTGGAACTTCGAAAAGAGCGGCGTCAATAGCGACACGAATGAAGTTGCAAAGGCAGAGGCTACATTTTTTACTACAGCCGGTGTTAACAAAATCCTGTTTGGTGGCGGCGAAGACCCGTCTGCCACCACATTAAATCTCTGCACCGTAAATGATCAGATGATTGTTTTTGCTGTTATGCGACAATTGGAACGCTGGGTGAACAGAAAGCTGAAATCTGTGTCGAGTTCTTATAAGTTCCGTATCAACTTTTTGCCTGTGACTCATTACAATATCGCCGAAATGCATGAACGATATTTAAAGGACGCCACATACGGTATGCCTACTCGAACTGCTGCTCTTGCAACTGCAGGTTACGCAGGTACTGATTACGAAAACATGACCTATCTTGAAAACGAAATCCTCGGTCTTGGCAATGGCGAGATGCCTCTTAAGAGTTCTAATACTCAGTCTGGTTCTTCCGGGGATGAAGGCGGTCGCCCAACAAACGCAAGTAAAGGCGAGGGCTTATCTGACGCAGGCAATGTAAGCGCGGATCGACAGGAGGGCTGATATGGAAGAAGAGATTTTTGAAATCATCATTCATGGATCTCGCGCCGCCGGGATGGCTAAATTTCTGACTGATCGAGGAGCGCTGCTTCTTCGAATAGATCCGGTAAACAAATATGTCTTTATTAACGATAATATATTTAAGAATGCTCTGGCTGAGTTGCAAATTGCGATTCGTCAGGGCTTTTATTTTGATGACGAATCGGAGGTGAAAACAGAATGAAAGAGCGATACCCTATTTCTTTCACTAAGAAAAATGAATACTCAAATTCTGATTTTCGCTTCATTGATGTCAGCATTGATGTGATGCATACGGGCTCAAATCGAAATAAGACCAGTTTTACTAAGGATGTTATTTCAAAAGCCATTCCAAGCATTTGCAATACACCTATTCTTGGCTATGTTGTTGACGAACTTGACGGAGAAGACAAGGACTTCAAGGGACATGAACACGAACTTCGAATCACCG